TCAAATTCCGTTGGAGAAGCTGTCAAATTCAGGTATGTCATCAAAATGGTCGCCTTCCGTGAATTCGGTGCGTGAATGATCGATGACGTACACTCTGTGTGCAATCGATCTTCCTTCCAAATAGACGCGGACTACGCCGTGCTCATCGTTAATTGTCGAGTATTCGTCAGAAAGCTCAATGAAGAGGCGATCATCTACCGCTCCACATGAGCCGAACGGGAATTTCAACGGTCCAAGATGTTTTGCTTGGAAGTCAGCGCTTGCTTCAGAACAGCCCTGGTCGAGTGCATTTCTATATCGAACCAATGGGTCGTCGACTACGCCTGCCATGACGGGGTCGGCCAGTGCGATCGCGCGGGCATGGGCCTGCAAAACTTTATTTTCGCAGGAGATATACATCGGCCGAAGAAAGATGAGTCTCGATGTGCTCGTCGATTCGAGGCATTCGGAAACGGTATGTGCAATGGAATACGCTGCGCTTCTCTTTTCCTTTTCGTCGCCAGGGCGGGGCGCCTTTCTTCCGCCCATTCCCGGCAGCAATCCTTTCGCCCGATCCGTCGCCCGTTCCATGTCCAAACTGACGACAACGGGAATTGCGCCTGCTGGTATAGGTTGAAGCGAGGTTGCGGCAAGAAATGCCGCATTCGATGCGTACCCGTGCAGGGCGGCGATTATCTCGTGGATGTTGCCCGAGCCGACGTCGTAGCCGTCTTCGGCCAAGCGCTTTCTTGCCGCATATGCGACCGGCTTGAATGATGTGCCATTCACTTCGTGTTCTCCTGGTTGGGCTGAACGGGCGAGTGAGCGCTTAAGCCCTTTCAGTCCGGTATCCCGGAGAACGCATGAAAGGTCGGTGCGGGGGGTATATCTGCCTGATTTGAGTCGCTCACAACTCGGGCGGGTGCCGACCCCAACGGTAGCGCAGCCTTCCGAGCGATTGCAAGCGCTGTCCGATCGATGACAGGCAGTCGGTGGGGGTCGGGCCCTGAAGTGTCTTCCGCCTGTGGTGTCCAGTTGCGATTCCAGCCGGCCGCTCGAAGCCACCGGCAAGTACGCCACCCTGGGGCTGCCCGCGTCGGTAGCTGGAAAGAAAAAGTCCGTTTTCCAGCCGCCCTTCCACCTGCTTTCCAGCCGTTCGATGAATACTGTGTCTCTCGCCCGCTGCAACCGCAGCCAGACGAGAAGCATGACATGCAAGACCGCACTTCCACGCAAGGCGTCTCCGACGATGCCCGCGCCTTCGATGAGAACCAGCTTGCCTGACGCTGGGACATCTCCCACCGCACGTTGCAGCAGTGGCGCCGGATGGGGATCGGCCCCATCTACCTGAAGCTCGGCAATCGCGTCAGCTACCGCCGCGAGGACGTCGAGGCCTACGAACGCCAGGCGCTGCGCCGCGGCACCGGCGAACGCGCGTTCGCGTGAGGACGACGATCATGACCGACCTCACCCTCCTGCCGGCCGGCTTTGCCGAACAATCTCTCGCCGAACTGTCCGTCGCCCAACTGGCGGCGCTCTCCCCCCAACAGAAGATTCTGCTCGCCCGGCAACTCGAACAGGCCGGCGACTGGCTCAAGCAGGTCAAGGCACGCTTCGACGCGGCGCTGGAACAGACCTACGGCGATCGCATCCGCACCGCGCGCAGCGATGGCGGCAAGGACTTCGGCGTCGTCCATATCGCCGACGGCGACGTGCGCCTGACCGTGGATGTGTCCAAGCGCGTGACCTGGGACCAGACGCAGCTGGCCACGATCGCCAAACGCATCGATGCCGCAGGCGAGTCCGTCGAGGAATTCATCGACGTGAGCTACAGCATCTCCGAGTCGCGCTTCCAGAACTGGCCATCGACGCTGCGATCGCAGTTCGAGGCCGCCCGCACCGTGAAGCCCGGCAAGCCGACGTATCGGCTGACCCCGAGCGAGGAGGTCTGACATGACGCTTCCCATCATCGGTGCCGACCAGCGCATGTCCGAACGCCGCGGCGTGAAGGGCGTGCTGATCGGCAAATCCGGCATCGGCAAGACCTCGCAGCTGTGGACGCTCGATGCGGGCTCGACCCTGTTCCTCGATCTGGAGGCGGGCGATCTCGCGGTCGAGGACTGGGCCGGCGACAGCCTGCGGCCGCGGACCTGGAGCGAGTGCCGCGACCTGGCGGTGTTCATCGGTGGCCCGAACCCGGCGCTGCGCGACGACCAGGCCTACAGCCAGGCGCATTACGACGCCGCCTGCGCGCGCTACGGAGATCCTGCGCAGTTGGCGAAGTACCACACGCTGTTCGTCGACTCGATCACCGTCGCCGGTCGGCTGTGCCTGCAGTGGAGCAAGGGCCAGCCGCAGGCGTACTCCGACAAGACCGGCAAGCCCGACATGCGCGGCGCCTACGGCCTCATGGGCCAGGAAATGATCGCGTGGCTGACGCACCTGCAGCACACCCGCGGCAAGAGCGTGTGGTTCGTCGGCATCCTCGAGGAGAAGATCGACGACTTCGGTCGCCGCATCCTGCAGTTGCAGATCGACGGCAGCAAGACCGGGCTCGAGCTGCCCGGCATCGTCGATGAGGTCGTGACGATGACCGAGATTGCCGCCGACGACGGCACGGCCTATCGCGCCTTCGTCTGTCACACCCTCAATCCGTGGGGTGTGCCGGCCAAGGACCGTTCCGGACGCCTCGATCTGATCGAGGAGCCGCACCTCGGTCGCCTGATGCAGAAGATCGCCGGCAGCGCGCGCCCCGCGCTCGAACGGCTCGACTTCACGCGCCCCGCGACCACAACCACCCCTTCGCACGCGCCGGCCACCGCCGCGCAGGAGACCGCATGACCGTCTGGAACGATTTCAACGACGCGGAACAGCAGCAGAACTTCGACCTCATCCCCAAGGGCACCGTCGCGTGGGTGCGCATGACCATCAAGCCCGGCGGCTACAACGACCCGAGCCAGGGCTGGACCGGCGGTTGGGCCACGCGCAGCGACGAGACCGGCGCGATCTACCTGGCATGCGAGTTCGTGGTGCTGGAAGGCCCGTTCGCCAAGCGCAAGCTCTGGTCGAACATCGGTCTGCACAGCAGCAAGGGACCGACATGGGCGGGCATGGGCCGCAGCCTGCTGCGCGCCATCCTCAACTCCGCGCGCAACGTGCGGCCGGAGGACAACAGCCCGCAGGCCGCCGCCGCGCGTCGGATTCAGGGATTCCACGAACTGGAGGGCATCGCCTTCGTCGCGAAGATCGATGTCGAACGCGACGGCCGCGACGAATTGCGGAACATCATCAAACAGGCAGTGGAGCCCGGCCAGCCCGACTACCCACCGGGCGCACCGCCCGCGGCCGGTGCGGCGGCCCGTGTGGCCGCGCCGGCCACGTCGCACGCCGGGCCGGCGGCCCCGACCGGCCGCCCGACGTGGGCGCAGTAAGGCGCGCACGTGCGGTGCTGGGCCTGCGGCCAACCGGCACGCGGGTTCGGTCACCTTGACCTGAGACACCCGCCCGCCGATCCACGGCGTTACCCGCACCGTTGGGCCTTCTGCTCAACGCGCTGCCAGGACGCCTTCCACCAACTCTACGACACCCGTCGCCGGCAACAGCCGGCGGCGCTGGAGGAGCTTGTTCCCGTGACTCTGCCCTTGTCCCCCGATGCCCAGCGCGCCTGCCTGCTCGCGCTCGGCAAGGCCGCCGACGCGGTCGGCTTCGCCGTGCCGCTGGCGCAGTACTCGCAGCGGCAGGCGCTGCACGTGATCGACGCGGTGATCCACGCCTACGAACGCCAGCAGCACCAGCACTCGCGTGCGCTGCGCGGACTGCCGCCGCTGGATGACTTCGAAGACAGCGACATCCCGTTCTGAGGCCGACCGATGCTGGATTTCAACTCATCGTCGACCGAGTCCGGACGCCTCGAAGCGCTGATCGACATCGGCCTGCAGCAGGCGCGCGCGACTGAGCCCAAACGTACCTATCTCGGCGCGTCGCGCCTGGGCGTCGAATGCACGCGCGCGCTGCAGTACGAGTACGCCGATGCGCCGGTCGATCCGGGGCGCGACACCGACGGCCGGATGCTGCGGATCTTCGAGCGCGGGCACGTGCTGGAGGAGAGCATGGTCGCGTGGCTGCGCGGCGCGGGTTTCGACCTGCGCACGCGCCAGGACGACGGCACGCAGTTCGGCTTCTCCGCGCTCGATGGCCGACTCAAGGGGCACGTCGATGGCGTCTTCGTCGCCGGCCCGGACGGCTACGACTATCCCGCGCTTTGGGAGTGCAAATTTTTGGGAGCGAAGGCGTGGCGCGAGCTGGAGAAAAACAGGCTCGCCGTCGCCAAGCCGGTCTACGCGGCGCAGGTCGCGATGTACCAGGCGTATCTCGATCTGCACGCCCACCCGGCGCTGTTCACCGCGATCAACGCCGACACGATGGAGGTCTACGCCGAGCGCGTGCCTTTCGACGGCCAGCTTGCGCAGCGCATGTCCGACCGCGCGGTGCAGATCGTGCTCGCCACCGATGCCGGCGAGCTGCTGCCGCGCAGCTTCTCCGATCCCACCCATTTCGAGTGCCACTTCTGCGCCTGGCAGGACCGCTGCTGGAGACCCGCATGACCCCCGATGTCCTTCCCGATTTCAACGAGCCGATGGTCGCCGCGCGCGCCGCGCATCAGGCGTTGTGCATTCCGATGCAATGGCTCAACAACAAGGTCCAGCGCCGCGCGCGCGGCGTGCCGCACTACCGCATCGGTCACCTGGTCCGGTTCCGCCTGGGCGAACTGGAGCAGTGGCGCGATCGCCACGCGACCGTGATCGTGACGGCGAGGGAGCACGTCGATGGCGAATGACTGGCTCGACTTCAACGACGCCGAGCCGGCCACGCCTGTACACCCGCAGGACGACTCGCGCGAGGCGATCCGCGTCGAGCTGATCGCGCGCCTGGAGGCAGTGCTGACGATGCTGTTTCCGGCCGGCAAGGTACGCCGCGGCAAGTTCATCATCGGCGATGCGCTCGGCAGCCCCGGCGACAGTCTCGAAGTGGTGCTGACGGGTGAGAAGGCCGGGTTGTGGACCGACCGCGCCGACGGCGACGGTGGCGACATCTTCGACCTGATCGGGGCGCATTTCCGGATCGACATACACGCTGAGTTTCCGCGCGTGCTGGAAGAAGCGGCTCGCCTGTTGGGGCGTGCATCCGCGACGCCGATCGCGAAGCCGAAAAAGACCCCGCCGATGGACGACCTCGGCCCGGCGACCGCGAAGTGGGATTACCTCGACGCCGACGGCCAGTTGATCGCGGTGGTGTACCGCTACGACCCGCCGGGCGGCAAGAAGGAATTCCGGCCGTGGGATGCGAAGCGTCGCAAGATGGCGCCACCGGAGCCGCGTCCGCTGTACCACCAGCCGGGCATCGCGACCGCGGACACGGTGGTCTTGGTCGAGGGCGAGAAGTGCGCGCAGGCGCTGATCGACGTCGGCATCGTCGCGACCACGGCGATGCACGGCGCCAACGCGCCGGTCGACAAAACCGACTGGTCGCCGCTGGCCGGCAAGGCGCTGCTACTGTGGCCGGACAAGGATGTGCCGGGCTGGGAGTACGCCACGGCCGCGGCGCAGGCGGCGCTTGCCGTTGGCGCAACGTCCTGCGACATCCTGCTGCCGCCCGACGAGAAACCCGAAGGTTGGGATGCCGCCGATGCGCTGGCCGATGGCTTCGACGTCGCCGGCTTCATCGCCTCCGGCCCGCGGATGTGCATCAAGCCCGCGACCGCAACGCCGACGCAGGAGGCCTCGGTCTGGGCGACCGACGACGCGCTCGCGCTGTCGTTCACCACCCGCTACGCCGAGGACTGGCGCTACTGCGCGGCTTGGGGCAAGTGGCTGCTGTGGGAGGGGCGGCGCTGGCAGGCCGACGAGACGCTCCTGGTCCAACACCTGGTGCGCGCTGTGTGTCGCGAAGCGGCGCTGAAGGCCGACTCGCATCGACTCGCCGCGAAACTCGCCGCCAGCGGCACCGTCGGCGGCGTCGAACGGCTCGCGCGTACCGATCGCCAACACGCGGCGACCGCGGATGTGTGGGATGCGAACCCGTATGCGCTGAACACGCCCAGCGGCATTGTCGATTTGCGCAATGGTCGATTGCGCCCGCATGCGCGCAGCGAACACCACACGCGCTTAGCGACAGCGACGCCGCAGGGGGACTGCGCCCGCTGGCGCGCGTTCCTCGGCGATGTCACCGGCGGCGATGCCGATCTCCAGGCGTACCTGCAACGCATGGCCGGCTACTGCCTCACCGGCGCGAACAGCGCGCATGCGCTGTTCTTCCTTTATGGCACCGGCGCGAACGGCAAGTCGGTGTTCGTGAACGTGCTGGCGACGCTGCTGGGCGACTACGCGACCAATGCGCCGATGGACACGTTCATGGAAGCGCGCGGCGATCGCCATCCCACGGATCTCGCGGGGCTGCGTGGCGCGCGCTTCGTTGCCTCGGTCGAAACCGAGCAGGGCCGGCGCTGGAACGAATCGAAGGTCAAGGCCATCACCGGCGGCGACAAGGTCTCGGCGCGCTTCATGCGCCAGGACTTCTTCGAGTACACCCCGCAGTTCAAGCTCGTCATCGCCGGCAATCACAAGCCGGCCATCCGCAACGTGGATGAGGCGATGAAGCGGCGCATGCACCTGATCCCGTTCACGGTGACGATCCCGCCCGAACGTCGCGATCCGGCACTCACCGAGAAGCTGCTGGCCGAGCGCGACGGCATCCTTGCCTGGGCGCTGGCCGGGTGCCTGCAGTGGCAACGCGCAGGGCTGCAACCGCCCGCGAGCGTGGTTTCGGCGACCGAGGAGTATTTCGAGGCCGAAGACGCGCTGGGGCAGTGGATTGAGGAGCGCGCGTTCCGCCACGAGGAAGCGCGGGCCGGCACCTCGGATCTCTACGCCGACTGGCGCGAGTGGGCCGAGCGCGCAGGCGAGTACGTCGGATCGATCAAGCGGTTCGCCGAACTCCTGGTTGCGCGCAGCTTCACGCAGACGCGGTTGCATGGCGGACGACGCGCTTTTCAGGGCATCTCGTTACGCCCGAAATCCCAGCCACGGCACTTCACGGACACCGACAACGACCGGGACGGTGACGGATGGTGACGACCTTACCGATTAACGCCCACGCCTGCGCGCGTAAGGGGTTATCCCTGAAGCCAGTCACCACCCGTCACCGCGTTATCCACCGACCATTTTGAGACCGCCCAACGCACCATGACCAGAACACTCCTCGCACTCGACCTCGGTACCACCACTGGCTGGGCACTGCGCACCCCCGATCGCCGCATCGTCAGCGGCACCCACTCCTTCAAGCCGCAACGCTTCGAGGGCGGCGGCATGCGCTTTCTGCGCTTCGTGCGCTGGCTGGACGAACTCCAGACGCTCTCGGGCGGACTGCACCAGCTCGCATTCGAGGAAGTGCGCCGGCACGCCTCCACGGACGCCGCGCACGCCTACGGCGGCTTCCTCGGCCAACTCACGGCCTGGTGCGAACAACGCCAGATCCCTTACCAGGGCGTGCCCGTGGGCACGATCAAGAAGCACGCCACCGGCAAGGGCAACGCGAACAAGGACGCGATGCTCGCCGCGGTGCGGGGCTGGGGCTACGCCCCGGTCGACGACAACGAAGCGGACGCGCTGGCCCTGCTGCACTGGGCGATCGCGCAGGAGCGTTCGGCATGACCACGTGGACGTTCGACGAGGTCGAGAACCGCTTCCACGAAGCAGCGGCGACGTCGTTCCGGTTGCCCGCCGCGCGCGTCGCCGGCTACGTCAGCCTGTGGCCCGAGATCGCACGCCAGTCGTGGGAGGGCTATGCGGACGAGCGGATCGTGCTGCGCTTCCCGGCGACGCCTGCGGCGGTCGATCGCCTGGCCGAGACCACGCAGTGGCTGCAATGGCTGAGCGTGGAGCAACGCAAGCTGGTGTGGGCACGCGCCCGCTACGTGCCGTGGCGCGTGATCTGCGCAGCGCACCACTGCTCCAAGCCCACCGCGTGGCGACGCTGGCGGCACGCGCTCACGCTGATCGTAGTGCAGCTCAACGGCCAGCCGCCGCGCATCGTGGATGCGATTGCGCAGCGTGACGCGACGTGAAGCAGTGCAACGCAAGCGCGCGCGTTGGATCGTAAAACCCCACGAAAATCGATGAAATACTTCCCCCGATTGCAGGGTATCTTTTGTGCCACGGTGGTCATGCGTCCTGAAGCAGCACGCTTCGGACGCGATGGCGACCCACGAGGTCCGACGTAGACCCACAGGGTCTACGGGTCCTCCCTGCGCCCCTGCTAGAGCGGGCGGCAGAGCCGCAGAACCCCGCTACCGTCTGACTGCAAACCGAGGTTTGCGCCGTTTGCAGGGGTTTGCGGTTTGCAGCAGCAGGTTTGCACGCCCCAGCGAATTTCTTCTCTCCAACCCACCGGCCATTGCGTTCGCGTTCCCCCCTGTTCCCGGGCGCGATGATCGGTGGGTTTCTTTTTTCGAGTCCACGATGCCCCACGCCCTCACCGTCGAGACCCGCCGGGTCGAGGCGCTGATTCCCTACGCGAAAAATCCGCGCACGCACAGCGACGCGCAGATCGCAAAGATCGCCGCGAGCATCGTGGAATTTGGCTGGACCTCGCCGTTGCTCGTGGATGGCGAGAACGGCGTGATCGCCGGTCACGGCCGGCTGCTCGCTGCGCGCCGGCTCGGCATGACCGAGGTGCCGGTGATCGAACTGGCGCACCTGAGTGCGGCGCAGAAGCGTGCGTTGGTGATCGCCGACAACCGCATCGCCCTCGATGCCGGCTGGGATGAGGCGCTGCTGGTGCTGGAGTTGGCCGATCTCGCCGACGTCGGTTTCGACCTAGACATGACCGGCTTTACCGCCAGCGAGATCGAGCGGCTGCTCGACATGGTGGAAGACGACGACGCGGCGGGCGGTGATCCGGAACCTGTATCGCGTGCTGCGGAAGCGGCAAACGACGAAAGCGGCGACGCCGACGCCGACGCGATCGACAACGGCGACGAAGACAGCGGCGACGACCACAATCCCGCATTGACGATCGTGCCGGTGTCCCGCGCGGGCGATGTCTGGATCATCGGCAGGCACCGCCTGATCTGCGGTGACGCTGGCGATCCGGCTGTCGTCGCGGCGTTGATGCGTGGCGAGACCGCGCACCTGTGCATCACCTCGCCGCCCTATGCGCGTCAGCGCGACTACGCCAGCGGCATCGGCGACTGGGATGCGCTGATGCGCGGGGTGTTCGCTGCCGCCGACGGCGCATTGCGCGACGACGCCCAACTGCTGGTCAACCTCGGCCTCGTCCACGACGACAACGAAGTGCAGCCGTATTGGGACGCCTGGATCGCGTGGATGCGCGCGCGGGGATGGCGCCGCTTCGGCTGGTACGTCTGGGACCAGGGGCCGGGTCTGCCGGGCGACTGGCGCGGCCGTCTCGCGCCCAGCTTCGAGTTCGTCTTCCACTTCAATCGCCACAACCGCAAGGCGAACAAGACCGTGCCGTGCAAGTTCGCGGGGCAGGACATCCACCTGCGCGCCGATGGCTCGTCCACCGCGCTGCGCGGCCGGGACGGCGGCGCGCTGGCGTGGTCGCACGAACACCAGCCCACGCAGGCCATGCGGATTCCGGACTCGGTCATCCGCATCATGCGCCACAAGGGCAAGCTCGGTCGGGACATCGATCATCCGGCCGTGTTCCCGGTCGCGCTGCCGGCGTTCGTCATCGAGGCGTACACCGATGAGGCTGAGGTGGTGTACGAACCATTCGGCGGCAGCGGCACTACGCTGATCGCCTGCGAGCGCACCGGGCGCGTCTGCCGCGCGGTGGAGATCGCCGCCGAGTACGTCGATGTCGTCATCGAACGCATCCGCCAGCAACTGCCGGGGCTCCCGATCACGCTCGAAGCGACCGGCCAACGATTCGATGCTGTCGCGGCTGAGCGTCGCGACACCGCATCGGAGGCGGCATGAGCTGGGTCGCGGACAAGATCGAGCAGTGGCCGCTCGCGCGGCTGCTGCCGTATGCGCGCAATGCGCGCACGCACTCGGACGACCAGGTCGCGCAGATTGCAGCCAGCATCGTCGAATTCGGGTTCACGAATCCGATCCTCGTCGGTGGCGACGGCGTCATTGTCGCGGGCCACGGCCGCCTGGCCGCCGCGCGCAAGCTCGGACTGGAGGCGGTGCCGGTGGTCGTCCTCGATCACCTGACCCCAACGCAGCGTCGCGCGCTGGTGATCGCGGACAACCGCATCGCCGAGAACGCGGCGTGGGACGACGCCATGCTGCGCACCGAACTGGAAGCGCTGCAGGCCGACGGCTTCGATCTGGACCTGACCGGCTTCGATCCGGATGCGCTCGCCGAACTGCTGGCCGGCGAGGAAACCGACCAGGCCGGCGACGTCGACGATGACGAGGTGCCGGAGGATGCCGTCGCGGTGGTGTCGCGCCCCGGCGACCTGTGGGTGCTGGGCGAACACCGCGTGCTGTGCGGCGATGCCACCGACCCCGAGAGCTACGTGCATCTGCTGTCGAGCGAACGCGCGGACATGGTCTTCATCGATCCGCCGTACAACGTCGATTACGCCAACAGTGCGAAGGACAAGTTGCGCGGCACGCAGCGTCCGATCCTCAACGACAATCTCGGCGCGGCCTTCCACGACTTCCTGCTCGCCGCACTGTCGCCGATC